AAAGTTCGCCAGAATTATTATAAAGTTTATTAGTAGTAGAAGCAGGAACAAGACTTGCTATTTGTATACCATTGCCGGTAGCTACAATCTCATGCGCAGAAACAACACCGTCTTTGCTAACAGACGCTAATACACTATCAGAACTATTTTTCCAGCTTGTTAAGTTTGAAACTTGAGATACAGCCGCTTTCACAACAATACCTTCATCGTTAGCAGAATTTACACCAACAAAAAAGGTGTCATCAAGAGTAACATCTGCAACGCCAACGGCAATTCTTTTAGCGTCCATATCGCCTTTTACTAGACTACCATTAGCAGCAGGAGTAGAATTACCTATAAATACAAGATTATTACTAGAGTTAGAAGTACCAGCGCCTTCACCTATATAAATACATTCAGTACCAGAAGAACTTTTACCAGCATTTTTACCTATGCCTATAGATTTAGTAGAACTGGTAGAGGAATGACCAGCACCCTGACCTATCCATACAGAAGCTTCTCCTGCTCCATTGTAACCCGCCTGATAACCTAATGCAACCGCATAATCTTCGCCTAGAGAATTAGCGGCCTGATAACCTATTGCCGTGCTATAGCTACCAATTCCAGAACCAACTTGATAACCTATACCAATAAAACCTATTTCATAAGCATGTAAAGCAGCTTCATAACCTATAGCTACAGACTCATGTCTCATTTTGTTACCAGCAGAATAGCCTACCGCAACACTATTGTACACAGAGCTTGCAGCATCAGAAACTACAGGACCAGCCTTTGCCCCGATATGAACATTATGCTGACCGGTTTTGTTTATGGTAGAAGATTCAGCACCTATAATAACACTATCACTACCAGTAGTTATACCACTACCAGCACCATAACCTATTAGTATATTATTGCTATTTGTAGGACCGGTTAGATCACCTATGGACAAAGACTTATTAGTGATGTTTAAATCAAACACACTATTTTGAACAGGAGTGCCGCTAAGATTTACATCTGTAAGCTCTACTAATTTAGCCTCTTTTATTACAGTACCATTACTAAAAACAAGACCAGAAGAAGGAACTGTAAACTCATCACTCTCGCTAGCGAAAAAAGCTTTAGCTGCTGGATATGTTATGAATACAACACCACTTCCACCAAGACTTATTTTATTGCCAGAATTAGAACTAGATAGGACGGTTGTTCTTTCTAGGTTGTTTGATCCGTAAGTACCTATACCAACTTCAAACTTATCATTTTCTTCTAAAGAGTAGTAGGTAGTATCTCCACTAGCCAAAATTGCGCTAAATCTTTGAAATCCTGCTGGAGCGCCGGTTAGAGATAAACCACCAACGCCCGTGCTAGATGTATTTTCCCTAACTCTATCGCCTATTTTTAATGCCATAAAGACATACCTCCACTATAAATGTTAATGTTTTAGTTAGGGTCTGTAATATTTGGAGGAGTTGGTTGAGCTACATTTTCCCTTTGTACTTTAAGTTCATAGGCAATAGTATTTGACATTAAAAAATCTCTTGTCATTCTATTTGCAAATTGACGTGGCGTTTCAGTATTGGCAATACCTTCAGGATTTGTTTCAGGATCTACTGGTTGCGAAGGATCAAAACTAGGATTTGATAACTGCGCTTGATAACCGTAATTAGAGCATATCGCTCCAATCACTCTATCAATATCATTGTCGTCTATATTAACCGAAAAAACTGCCATCTTTATCTCCTCGCATCAAAATTAATAATCTTATTTATATTTAAGCTATAGTCATGCCGCTTATTTATTTTCAAAGAATGGTCTATCTGCTTATTAATCACCAATGGGAATTTTAGAACATCTTTATTAAAATGTAAAACTACAAGACCTCCGCCGTATGGATCTGTTCTTACAAAACCATCGTCTGAAATTGGCGCTTCTGAAAAAGAGTTAAAACCAAACATAACAACCTCCATGACTATATACACAAAACATTGTACATAACAAAAAAAAGCCGCCCAAAATTGAGCGACTTTCTTTTTTACTGAAGATTTCTTCCCTTAGAAAGAGCCAGCCAAGACTCTTCGGTTGTCAAGGACACCAAAGCCGATCTCAGCCCAGCCGTAATAACCTTGACGCTGGAATCTATGGAGAGCTTCGTCTTCGTAGATTTCAACAGTCTTCTTAACAGGCATTACAAAGCTGTCATTAGCGCCTTGATCAAGACCGATAACAAGCTCAACGTCCGAGCTAGCGAGCGATCCACCGAGGTCACTAGTGAAGTACTTCTGGTACTCTTGTCCATCACCGAACTCAAACACATCGTGAAGGTTTACACCAAACACTCTAGTGAGAGCAGGACCGTCGTCGTTAGCAACGTAGATTTCTCTTCGACTAACTTCATCAAGCTGATCAATACCCCAGTTACGAATGTCTTCGATAGCCTCTGGAGAAAGATACAAATCGCTCAAACGACCCGGAGCAGTAACGCTGTTACCACCACCATTGCGACGCATAACAGTTTTCATCAAGCTAACAAGACGCTTGGTGAATTGACCAGCCGCAGCATCGGCATCAAAAACCAAAATGTTACGGTCAACAGCAGACGCCAAGAGCGTGTGCCATCCGTCATCGTTAATCTTCTTGACAAACGAAGCTTCAAGAACCTGCATCGCACGACCAACAACATTCCAATTTGCTTCTCTAGCGTATTTCAGCAAGAAGTCGATTGAACTTGAAATGCCGTAAGTGTTGATCATGACGTAATCACTTTCTACGTGACGCTCAGGAATCCTTCCGTTTCCGGGATTTGTATAAGCGATATGCTCGCCTTCAGTTCCGGGCGCCAAGAGATCCAATGGAAACTCTGGGCTTGCTCCCGGCTCAAGAGACATAGTTTCGTAAATCGAGGTAACTACATCTCCAAAAAGAACACCCTCTCTAAGTGGTGTCTCAAGAGCTTTAGCGATTTCTCGCTGCGCTTCAACAGCAATAGCTTTATCTGAGTCACCAGATCTTCTTAAAAGACTGATGAACTCTTCTGATGGTCTTTGTTTAATAGACATGTTAAGTATCTCCTTTATGTTTTTATTATAGGTTTGTGTTAGGAAGGTCAATGTAAACCTTGGCGTAACCGTCCTGATCAACACCAGAAAGGAATCTACCAACAACTCTGGTCGAACCATCGGCATCCGTCGCATCGTTTGAAAGATCGCTAGCAGCCAAATTACCGCTATGAGCCAAGAAAGCCGAATCACCAGCGCTTGGGCTAGTACCTTCCAAGCTATTGGTTACAACATAACCCTTCTGGAGAATTGTAACCTTTCCACCTTTTTGAACTTCGTCTTTATATTGGTTCAAGTGTTGACGAGTCAGGTCAATGTTAACCATATCGTTCAGCAAAAGACCAACTGGAACTTTTCCCGAAGGAACAGCAGCATAAGTAACCAAGGCAGCGCCTTGATCCATTGCCGCTCCAGATCCACCAGTACTAAGAGCTACAACACCGCCGCGAGTAGCGGCTTCATTCATGAAGAATGAAATGTCAGTTTGAAGCGTACTTCTATCAGTTTTAAGAGCCATTATGAATCTCCTTTATAGATTACTTGTTTTGTTTAGGCAAAGTTTGTAAAACAGAACCAAGCCACTCACTCGCTACGCTGCGAAGAGATTCTGCTGGGTCTTCTTGTTCGTCTAGTTCCGCAATAGCAACTTCCTCTACCGGTTCTACTTTCTCAAGAGCTTCTTCACCAGCTTCAGCGGAATCAACTTCCTCTTCTGCTTTAGCGTCTTTCTCTTTTTTCTCGTTTTTCTTCTTTTCAATTGCTTCCTTTAACTCTGGAGGCATAGCGGCTTCTGCCTGCTTTTTAAGCATTGCGACTACCGCCTCAAAAGCTTCTTCGCTAACCTCGTCGAAAGAATCTAAAGCCGACGCGACTGCTTCTGAATCAAGTCCCGCCCCTTCAAGCTGGGCCTTTCTTTTCATCATATCAGCCTTCTTCTTCATTTCTTTCATCTCCTCTTCTTTTTCTTTAACGTCTTTTTCTTTAGCTACAATTGTTTCTTGAGCTTCTGTTAAAGATTGAGTAAGAGTCTCGCACTCGCTAGACTTTTCAGTAAGTTCAGCTTGTGTTTCAGAAATAGTATTTTCAAGAGCTTGAATCTTTGATTCAAATTCCGCTTGTTGCTCTGCAACTACTTTTTCTTTTAATGCTTCATTAGCGATTTTCGCTTCCGCTAGTTCAGCGCGCAAATCTTCAATTTGCTTATCGTTTTCTGACATATCATTCTCCTTAGTTGAAGATATAGTTAAAATTTGTGCCTCAGATTCATCGAAAAATCTATTTCCTTCCAATATTACACTACGAGGATTAGCAGGTTTTGAAACTAAGCCTTTACCAGAGAACGATAAGTTTCTCAGAAGTCTGCCAACTCTGTAGTCTTCGTATTTTCCACTTCCACCATAAGATCTTAGGTGCTTAGTAAGAAACGCCGAACTTTCTTCTCTAGGTACGACTCTAGTCCCGCCTTCCTTATCTACTAAAGCATAATCAAAATTAGGAAATAGACATTCCATAGAAACAAACCATTTACCTTCTTCGATTTCAGCTAGTATTTTCTGTATTCTTTGTCTTTGATCTACATCGCTCCATTCTTTGTAAATGACAGCAGTAGTCAATATATTAAATTCTGAAGGGGTATCTTGCTCTTCAGCTATGGCGTTACCAGCAAAATCAACAACACGATTACCAGTTATATGGCCTATAATATCTTTTTCATCATGCATGAAATTGAAAGGCTTATCTTCTGGTGTCGTTCTAGCAGCGAAAGTTTCTTGAGGATCAAAAACATCATCATTCTTATTCCAGCCGGTACTAACCAGTACAGACTCTAAATAGAACAAATCTATTTGATCCTTATTTTCAGAAGCCTCAGAAGCGATTAACTTCATAGATTCCTGCTGCTCTGTAGATGGGCTAAAACACTTTGCAACACCACAGTAAGCTACACTATTTGTAGATGACAAAAGGTCGCCTAGACCATCTTCTATTTCTGCTTTGTAAATTTCCATAAAAATACCTCCGAAAACTTATACACAAAATTTTTAAATAATAGAATTTATTGCTAAAAATTCGACATTTCGCCAAACGTAGCGGAGTATATAAATTTCATTTCAGAAGTATTTGGATCTCTTTTGCTACTTTTTACAAAGTCTTGTTTTTTAGCCTGAGCCAAATCATGAAATGCCTGAGAAGGCTTACTTTTATTGTCTATTAGCTGTTTTACTACGGCTTCATCAATCTCCATAAATGGCTGCATTCCAGTCAGTATGCAAAGCTTCAGATGTTCTAACTGATCAACTTCAGCTTTATTTAGACTTCTGACATTCTTTTTGTCAAAATGCGCCAAAGCTACAGGAGATACTATTTCAGATATTTTTGCCTGAGCCTCCATAGCCCAAAGCGTTTTAGCTGTGGCGTCAGAACTTCTTGGTAATACTCTTTTCTCTTTTCTTTTTTGACCATCTTTAGAAAACTTTGGTCTTCCGTTTTCATTGACAGGCTCAGTTTTTTTATTATCAACAGCAGGTTTTTTAACTTCTTCCTTTATTTCCTCCTCTATAGAAACAGGAGGAAGTCCTAGACTCTCAAGATATTCTCCATTATCCAGAACATCTTTTGTCATAGCAATTTTAGCTACATCATTTTTATGCTGGGGATTGTGGTATGGACTAGCCTTTTTAGGAGCGGCAACATCATTAGTCCTTTCTCTTTCTTCTCTTCTAACTCTAACCCTTTCAATACTGGGTATTTCTCTAAATCTTTCAAGAAGTGTTTCTTGCGATATAATATCTCTATCTGCCAGATCCATAAGAAGCTTTTTCTGAGCAGCCTCGTCGGAAAGTACTATAGAATCAAAGTGTATTTCAGCGGGAAACTTAAAGCCCATAGCTTTTTGAACAAGCTTAATTTCGTGTCTCCAGAAGTTAGATAGGACTTCTCTTCCGTATTCAAGTCTTTCAATCAATGTCTTTAGAGATACATAATTATTGGTATATCCACCGCTACTGCTAGCTCCTGTCAAAGTTGGAGGAATACCCAAGCCTGCGTAGATACTGGTTAGAACGGGTTGATATTTTTCAGCACCCAAGAATCTATATACTTGAGACTGACTTTCTGTGAATTTAAGCTCTGGCCCCCATACCAAATCCATAGTACCGCCACCAACATTACTAGCAAGAATATCTCTTAGCTTGTTAATTGCCGCCTTGGTGGGAATAATTTTATGATCGAGATCACCAACTGTCCAAAGCCTAACATTTGATATAGCGCCATCTAGGGCTGCAATATCTGCAAGCTTCATTTTTTCCAACATGATGATATCATCTAAGATGGCATAAATCATCGGATTCGCCCAAAGTAACCAATCATCTTTTTTATAATAATGCATCTGGACATTATCTGGATCAAGAGGGATTTTTCTTTCTCCGCTTTGCAATCTCTTCTGGATATCTGAGGGAAGGGTTTTAAAGATTGTATTTGGGCTATTGTCAGTTTTAACTAAAGCCTCATAACTATTTTTTGATAAATTAAGAACAAACTCTGGTTTACCTACTATTGCAGAACCAGTATTTTTAATATCTACTGCTAAAGGATTTAAAAAATCGTAAGACCAAGGTATCTCTCTTTTGTTAACCTTTAACGTCTCTATCTTCATATCAGCAGCTATAGAATTTCTAAGATTTTTTTCTTGTTGTTTATTTATCTTTGCCGTATGCCTTCTGCTAACAACATTACCGCACCTATAAAGGTAGTTTAGAAATCTTTCGGATCTATCTACACCACCAACTTCCTGCCACCATTTTCTATAAAACTTTTCAATAGTTTTGTTTGGGTGAACTAAGACAAGTCCCTGAGAAGCAAAATCACTCATTAGATCAATTACATTCCTAATGATGCCAACCTTGTCGTAAGCCTGCATACATTGTTTGATTATTCTTTTTTGACGATTAGATACAGACTCTCCCGGTCTGAAGGCGTCATAATCAGAACGAAGAAAAGAAGTCCTGACAGAGCGGCTTGGCTCTATGTCTACAAAGCTTGTTTTTCTACTGTATGCGGAAGACTTTTGAATACCGTCATAAGCCTCAACGTTATCGTTGGTCTGAGCATATGCGCTCTGCATATCGCTAGCATTGTCCCAAGTAAGATAAAGCGGCGACTCTTCGGCATTGCCAATTTTTGACATTAGTATTAATCTCCATGCAATAGTATTGTTAATATGATTGACAATAAACTATACACAAATTAATAGATATCTTGAACTTTATCCGAAAACCAAGCAGGGCCATAGTACATTTTTTCAGAATTATACTTAGCTTCATTGTCTTCTTGAGCAAATCCCCCGATAGCGCCGTACTCTATAGCGTCTTTTTCTATAGATAACATTCTCGCAGACATGTTCGCCATAATCAAGGAAGAGTATCTGTCCTTTCGTAATCTATTCTTTTTTCCTGCCGCCACTTTAACTTCGGGAGTGTCCCACTTTTCTCTACCAGTAGATGTCTGTGTCATAATAATCATAGATAATTCATCTTTAAGCTCTTCTATCTCCATAACGCAGTCTTCAAGAGTGTCATACTTTCTATTAGCAATTTTATCATCCTCAATAGAGAGGCCAATACTAACGGAATCAAAATATGGAAATAAAACAATTCTGTCTTCAAAATCTTTTCTTAGCCCATGATTTGCTTCTGCTAGCCAAGTAGCTTTAGCGAATTGACAAAGTTTTAGAATATGTAATCCTGCTTTATGGTCTGTGTCTTTTTCTTTCTCTTCTATAGTAGGATATATCGCAACCTCACCCTCTCTAATCTTGTCTCTGTCCTGCAAAGCCTCCATAACGGCTATACCACCACCTTGAGCGTCTAACGCTATCTCGGCGCAGGGAAACACTTTCATTAAATCCCGTATCTTTTTAGCACAGTACGAGTAAAAATCATCTTCGTCAACTATCTTAGATTTAAGCTTATCTTTGTGTTGCTTTCTGTTTGTAGTCCAGCAATGAACAATTCTTCTATGGTCTTCGTTCATCTCTATAACAACTATACTAAAATTATCAACCTCAGAAGCGGGGTCAACCCCAAATACATATTTTTTCTTAGGATTGCCCTTTAACATTGTCTCAAACGAAACTTCACCAGAAGCAAAGCTGATAGGCTTTGTTGGAGACGTGCAACAAGACTCTATCAAGCTCCTTTTAAAGAAGCCCTGACTATCTGTAGTAAAGCAAGCGCCATACTCCATATTATATATACCAGAGTGAATAGTAGCTTTAGCCCTACCTACCTGACCAGCATCCATAAAACCATCTGGAAGCCTGTTTACAGGTATTCTCATCACGGAATACTCTCTCCAGTCAAAATCTTGAGGAACTTCGCCATTGAAAACTTCTTCTAGTTTTGAGGTTTGACCACCGCTATTTACTATAGCTCTATATCTTTTCCAGTAATCTGCAAAATGGTTAAAATCATAATAAGCCGTTCCGCTTAGTATTATTTGGTTTGATTTATCTTGAGGAGTATTTACATCTTCTTGTAGAGCAACGCCTAGTTCTTTTGCTTTTTTCTTTTTGGCTCTTTCTTTAACTTTTTCTATAGGGGAAGCAGCAACAGCAGCAAAACCAGCTACAACATTTTCAAATATGTCTCTAGGTATAGATGCGAATTCGTCAGCGATAATATCGTTGGCACGTTGACCCCTAATCTTGCTCCCATCACCAAGCGGAAGGCACGTTATAGTGCTTTGGTTAATGTGCATGACACATCTATCAACATCTCTTCTAGGGCCACTGTTAGAGCCGCACAGATCCCTTAAAACGGGCGCATTCTTCCATATGGTGTCCATGTATTCAAATAAAACTTTAGATTGACGGAAAGCAGCACCAACGACAATAATTTTTCTTCTAGGCATGAATAGAGCGCGAAGAAGAGGGTATACAGAAAGTATGAAAGACTTGCCCATACCTCTAGTGCCTATAAGCATAGGGAATTTTCTATTCCACATTTCATGTAGCAAAAGTGACTGCATCGGAGCTAGATCTATATTTAGAACATATTTAGAAGCGAAAGAAAAATATTCCGGGCGCATCATTAGCCAAGCTATTCTTTCTAGAAGCTGATCTTTGTCAGCACCCTCCATTATAAAGTCCATAGGGTTGAAAATTTTTGACTCATCAACGTCTATACCTAGCCAAGCGTCGTCTAACTGTTGCTGGTATTGTTGAGATTTATCCATTTTCTGAAATCCCATCTGCGAAACCATAGTATACAGCATCGCAAGAAGACAAGTACCAATCCCCGTTTTTCATTTTTCTTTTAATATAAGACTTTGTTTGAGACAAATTATAACCCCTCTCTTGAAAGAATTTTCCATTTTGACATTTTACGGCAAATGTATTTAACATAAGCTCTAGGTTATGTTTGTCAAGTTCTGCCCAATTTTGTGAGCTTTGGTAGTCGCCACTACAGTCTGTCGATCCAAAGTGCGTCATAAAGTAAGAGCTTGGAGACATCAACCTATTGTCTGCGGCCTGTAAAATAACCCCACTCATAGACTCAGCCTGCCCATATGCAAAAATGGTGACGTAAGACTTGCAGCAAGCGATGGCGTCGTATATAGAAGTTCCTGCGGCCCAAGACCCGCCAATACTTTGCATGTTTATTCTTATTTCTTCATTACTTAACGAATCTAGATGTCTTATATTTTTTACAAAATTTATAGCCATCCGGTAATCTACGCCGGGATCATCTTCTCCTCCATCTCTAGCGGAATGTAAATAAATCTCCCTATTCTTAACGTCAATTCCGTAATTATGGATTTCTCCAATGCTATCTCTTATATTTGACATTACTGCTCCTTGTGGAACGACTCGTTCAGTCTTTTAAAGATACTGTTGCATATCATGAAAGCATTATGCTTATTGTCACAAAACATTATATTTACATCATAATGTATAGATATCTCCATAAGCGCTTTTAATAAGTATCTTCCTGTTATTTTTGTTTGTTCTACAACCTGAAATCTTTTAAACTTAGGAAGTGGTATTTCTTTATTCTTGTATCTTGCATAAAGATCTTTATCTTCACCTGACTTCAAAAGACTAATAGGGTAATCTATAAGATCAGAAGCAGAAAACTCTAAAAGAATATAACGAAAATGAAAATCTCTCATTCTGTCCATTTCTTTATAGAATGTATTTTTCTTCTTTCCTAGATTCATAGCAATTTCTGATACAGAGGCTTTTCTTTCTATGCAAACAACGTCCTCAAATCCTTCAAGTGTATAATCTCCAGTATTAAGCGTTCCAACATCCATACCAGAACACTTATCGTAAGGAGAGAAGAACCACCCATCTTGCTCTCTTGTATCTTTTATTACTTTATATTTTGGTATCATTATCTATATGTCAAAACCTTGGAAACCTCGTCCCATTTAGCCCTAGTGTGAAGCTTTAGCTTACCCAAAGCAATATATACCTCATTCCACGTATTTATATCGCAGGACTCAAAAACGGCTGATTGGTTAGGAAGTCTGGAAATTTCCGCAACAATAGAATCTGAACTTAGACCGGATTGAACCGCACTCTGTTCTTTAACAGGCTCCGGCTTTGGAACTTCTATAAAAATTTCTGATGCGACTTCTTTTTTTACTTGCTCGCTTTTTGCAGCGTCTTCTTTTTTAAACATTATTTTTTCTTTCTGTTAATAAGTTGCGAGAAATATGAAACGTAGTGAGACTCTTTTCCTGTTACCGATTTGTGACAACTACTACACAGGGTTATACCGTTGTCAATGTCGTACCTGAGAGAAGCCGCCGAAGACCATTTCATTATGTGATGAACGTTCAATCTGGCTCGCTTCCCCTTCTTTTTACACATTTGGCAAGTATATTTGTCTCTTTTAAGGACTTTTAGCCTAAACTCTTTGTAAACTGGGTCGTTGTAGTCTCGCCTCTTCGACATCGCTATCTACCATTCTTTCTACAAGTTGTTCAAATGAAATTTGAGGTTCCCAGCCCAATACACGCTTTGCTTTTGCTGGTATTCCCAATAAGTAATCCACCTCTGCTGGACGATAAAACTCTGGGTCAATCACCACAAAATCTTCCCAATCATCAATTCCTATATGCTTGAAGGCAATATCTAGAAACTCTCTGACGGAATAAGTCTCGCCCGTAGCGACCACGTAATCGTTTGGCGTTTCGTGCTGTACCATTTCCCACATGCCCCGCACATAGTCCTCTGCATGGCCCCAATCTCGTTTTGCATCTAAATTACCCAATCGCAGCGCAGGAAACTCTTTGCCCATACCAGAAGCTACAAATTCCCCAATCCACTTGGTGATCTTTCGGGTCACAAACTTTTCGCCCCGCCTTTCGCTTTCATGATTGAACAAAATACCACTACAAGCAAAAATCCCATAACTGTCTCGATAATTACGCACAAGGTGATGAGCCGCTAATTTAGCAATAGCATATGGACTCTGCGGCATGAAGGGTGTCTTTTCATCTTGGTATTTAATCATCTCAACAAGACCTTCTCGCAGATTGTAATTCTTGCCAAACATTTCGCTAGAACTGGCCTGATAAAACTTAATGTTGTCTTTTCTGCCCGAATACCTTATTGCCTCTAGAATATTCAACACTCCACCAGCAGTTACATCCCAAGTCAAGCTAGGCTGCTTGAAACTCGTCCCAACATGAGATTGTGCAGCAAGATTGTAAATCTCGTCAGGAGCTTCTTCCTTGATTACATTACTAACACTGAAAGCATCCGTAATATCGC